TTGAAGATTCCTTCCCTTTTAATGATAAACTTAATCGTTCTCTATGTTCTTTAGAAAATTTACGTCCTTTATTTATAGTATTTCCTTTTTTAAACGGCATAAATTTATTCTATACGACGGAATAATAATACTTAACATAATTTTATTTAATACAAGGACTTTCCTCAAAAGCCCTACTTGATATTTGTTTACCAAATTTTTTTGGTTTTATTAAATAATCACTATTCGAAACAAAAATAGCCACATTATCATTAATTAAAATTTCAGCTTCTCTACTAGACACTTCAATTATTTCATCTTTTACATTTAATTTGTACGATCTTAATAATTTTATTTTTGACATATAGTTTTGTTACCCCTAAGGGGGACTTAGGTAGTTTTATTCTACCTAAGTCCTTATACTCAATTAACTAGGTTTAAGGTATACTAATCAACTTTTTAACAGCTGGTGCTAATACAATATTACCAGCAATACGTTCCACGACCCTAATGGCAGTCATATCTTGTGTAAATGCCTGTGTAGTATCATTTGAGATCTTAACAGTCATTTTTTGTCTATCACCCATCCAGTATGCTCTTTTCAAATCACCTAAAACTATTTGTGAATCTGGCATGTTGTTTTCCTCAATTACCGGTTTACCATGAAAAGTTGCAGGTTGTCCTGCAGCAATAGGATCTTGCCATAAATAACGTCCAGTTGTATCTTTCAACTTACGTAATTCACGAATGTTATTACGATTTACTAAATATACAGCGTTAATCATATATTTAGCTGGTAAATCATATTCTAAATCGATGATGTCATCGAATCCTAAATTACCTGCCACAGTACGTGTACCAACAGTACCTGATGTAATGATTCCAGTTGGTTCAGTTGTACCATTACCGGCAACAATTACTCTATCTTCTTCTGCACCTACAGCTTCAGCAAATAACTGAATAATTAAATCAACTACATCAATTTGGTTACTATCATCGATCAATTCGTCTGAAATATATTGGATTGCGGCCATTTTTTTGGCAGTAAGTGTAATCTGACCAAAACGTGTTGTGGTCGTAGATTTAACAGCATTTTCTTCTGTCCAAGTTACCTTAGGACCATCACCAACTGACGGAGCATTTAAAATGTCACGTGACATCGGTAGAACACGAACGAGATTTCTCATATGAGATGTTTCCTCAATATCACGAACAATTTCATTGCGGAACTCATTTGGAAAGAGGTAGCCTCCATCTGCTGGAGTTCCTTCGTTAAGTGCTTTCATTGTAACTTGGTCATCAGACATTAATGCCTTAAAGAAAGTTAAAATCTTTTCACGGCTTGTCATCTCTGAAGAATCTTTCTTCATAGCACTTTCAAGGCCTAACATTTTAGTCTTATCAGTTTTTGATGTTTGTTTAGTTGCTTTTTCAATTCGTAATGCAATAGATTCTAATTTATCTAAGCCTAATTTAGTTGCAATCTTAGTTGCTACCTCATCAGTTACTTCTTCAAAATCTTCATCTTCACTTTCTTCTTCTTCGGCTACTTCTTCGGTAGTTTCCTCTGTAGTTTCCTCAGATTCTTCTTCCTCTGTAGTTTCCTCAGTTGTTTCAGGAGTTTCTTTTAAGATGTACTCTTTTCCATCTACTATAATTTTCTTTTTCATAATTTTTTGTTAATTTCGACTTTTTTAATTTTACTTAACAGATAACTCGAATTACCTGCTATCTTTTGCAAAGCATGCACTATTATTTCTTTATCACTATGTGCTTTCTTTGACGAGACATCTTTTTCTGGAGTATCACCTACTGGGGTATCGACCACTTCCGAAGTATTCAATAATTTCTCCAGTGCCTCTATTGAGTTCTTTTGCGATTCAATCGCATTATTTATTACTTTTTTATTTTTTTTACTTATGATCCGACCTTCTTTTACATCTGCTTCAAGTTCAGTAAGGGCTTTATCAATTTTATCTTTATTTTCTTCTTTAACTTCATTATTAAATATCTTTTTTACTTCATTAATTATATCTTTATCTTTTTCTTTATTCTTTGGATATAATTTGAATCTACTATTATCACTATAACTAACCGTCACATAATCTGTTTCAATACCATAAGTAATAGATGAAATTTCTTTTTTTACTTCTTTCTTTTTTGGTTTCTCTATTTCTTTAAATTCAGGTGCTTCTTTATCGTACTGTTCATAATGTTTCTCTAAATGTCGATAAATTTTCTTTCTGTCAGTGTTTGAAATTCCAGTATCTTTTAATAATTCTTCCATTGCTGATTCAACACCTTTAAATACTGCAACATGAGTTCCCTCTGCTTTATGATGTGGGAATTTATATGATTCCTTTAAATCTGGATTTTCATTATCAAACCATGCACTCATTACTAATAAATCTGTGGTATTAGCTGCTTTAATTTCTTTTTCTTCATTCCATTTATTATCTTCTGATGCTATACCGTGATCAGCAAAAGGAATTACTGATTTTTCTATAGATTTTGATTTAGCAAGTGAATGCGTATGTTCTTTAGCTTCTTGTACTTTAAAATTCTTAATTAAATGTATATGACCAACCGAGGTATCCGTATCACCATTACCTGATTCACTATCATATATAGCAATATGAGTATGGTCATCGGTTTCGCCTGTTTCTTTTTCGACTCTTGCTTTTTCCACTTTTTCTTCTTTAATTGCAGGTTCAAATAACTTCCCATCATGTTCAGAACAATGTTTCTTTGCTTGACTTTCTTTCCATGATTCTTTGTTATATTTAAAAGATTGATCTATTGTAGTATCTTCACCTTTTAATTTACCAACAATTACATTATATTTCTTTTTAAATTGAGTGCTTGTTCGAGTAAGAGTCTTAAAACTTTCTTCTTGAAAGCTATCTGGATTTCTTAAACGACATGCATGAAAATTCTCAAAAGGTTTTTCATCTATATCCATGTCTTCCTTCTCAGTTTTCTTTGTCCAATCTTCAATTTCTTTAACCACCTTTTCGTCATATTCTTTAGCTTCATTTTCTAACCCTTTAACCATTGTCACGGCATTAGGATTAGCCGGAACGGCAACAGCAGACACTTCTAAAAGTTCATGAGTATCACCTTCTTCTTTGGCTGGAATAAAACCAACACTCCAAGCATTTAAAAATTTCTCTTTATACATTTTACTTATTTCACGAGCAAGTTGTGTTATGTCATGAAATACTGGAGTAAAAAGAACTTTCTTGCCTTCTACTCTTATATCTTTTGCCACACCAATTGTGAACTGGGGATTATAATCATGACCAGCTTGTAATACTGGGTTTTTTAAGAAATTCTTAAAATCCCAATCAGCTACCTTGATTTTATCTCCTGCTCGATCAACTGTTTCATCTGAAGCAATCGCTAAAAGAGTATCTCCTTTAACTTCTGTTATTGCTTGAATTGTGGCTTTATTTTGTTTAGCCATAAAATTATTGAGTTAATTATCTAATTGTTTTTAAAATTTTATTTATATTATTTATTTTCTCTATCTTCCTCTTTACACGAAACACTGACTTTCAATACATTCAATACTGACAAATCGTCACTTATTGTTAAACTTAATTTGTCATCTCCTTCTGATTTTAATATTATCGGTTGTGACGGAGTAATATTAATAATTACCCAACTATTTGTTCCATCAGAACCTTGTCCATTTATCTTAGCATTAGAAAATCCCATTAAATCCATTATCGATAAAATACTAGCACTATTAGTAATTTCCCCATCATCCCATCTTGCATAAACTATCGGTGATTGAATTTTCTCACTAAATAATTGATGATAAGGTATTTTAGCCATTGTACCGTCTGCTAAAGTTCCAGCATAGGCATCAGCTATTTGAATATTCCAACTACAAACATGCAACCAAGTTCCTTTTCTTGGTTCTACCACATACTCAATAGGGGTTCCACTTTCTTCAAATTCAATATCATCTAAATAAAACTTCGGAGACTTGCCTTCTTTAGTTATTATTTGAACTCTTAAAGCATCAATAGTGTCCTCATCTAATTCCATATCAGTTAATGGAATAGATATTTTTTGCCAAGTTTTAAAATTACCCCAATCGAAATAATTTTCTAAATTCACTTCAATTCCAACTGTCATCCCTGTGCTTGTAAGCCATCCAGATATAGAAATGCTATCTCCAGCTTTCCAATCCTTATCAACATAAATCCACATCGTCAACGAAACATAATTAGATAAATCTATCGTTGTCTCTTTAAGAAATTGCATTACATCATTTATCTCTTTAATTTTTTTAAGTTTATTGCTCATCTATATCGTTGTTGTATTCTTCAATCATCTTTTCTCTTACCTTAATCAATTTTTGTTTTTCTTTATCAATATCTTTTTCACCTTTTACATTCTTAGATTTTAGAACATTAACATCATTAATTTTTAAATTAAGTTCATTGATTTTTTTATCTAATTTTAATAGTTTATCTCGTTGTTTATCTGTAAATTTAACCTCAATATCTTTCTTCTTTTTATAATTAATAAACTTCTTTATTTTATCAATATCTTTACGCGATGATTTGAATTGTGGGACGAGTGTACAATTGTGAACAGCAAATCCTTTTGCTATATAACTTTCATCTTCTTCTACTGCAAAATTATATAAAGTTTTAGTGTTTTTAGTATTCCAATGTTTAACATTTTCAACTTTAGCATTTATCATATTATAATCACCACTATGATTAGACATCACTCTTTGAACTTCACTAACAACTTCTCCTAAATTATTTCTGATAGTATTTTCATCAAATCTTAAAACTGTAAATCCTTTAGATTCTATTTCTTTTTGTCGTTTTTCATCTCTTTCTTTATCTTGATGCCAATAACTACCATCACATTCAATTACTATATCTTGATCTTTTATCTTAAAATCAGCAAAATAATATCTATTACGACCAAGTGAATCTTTTTCATTCTTTTTAATAGGATATTGAGGTTCAACCTTTATTCCATTTTCGTTTAAAACCCAACCTACCTTTTCTTCAATCCATGTTTTACCATAATTTCTTCTACCTAATTCTCTATGTGCTTTAATTATATTTTCAGGTTTTGATAATGGACATTCAGTTATAAATGTTCTTGCATTAGCTAATTGATTTAATCTTTTATTTCTTGATTTACCATTCCATTCTTTTTTCATTGTCTCACTCATTTTATTTGACATATTTAATCTATGCTCTGGATTTTCCCATTGCTTTTTTGTTGTGTATTTACTAGCACAACTTTTATTACAATAATCTTTAAAATAAGGAATTAATTCATTACAGGCTTTACAATAATTAGCTAAAACTTTTAGATTATCACCCTTTTTAATTTCACATGCTTTTACCCATCCTTTATCAGTTAATACTGGATGTTCATGAGTTACAGTTAATTTTTCCTGCATCATTCTTTTTGATTGTTTACTAAAAGAAAACTCTAGTGTAACAATATGAGGTTGTTTTTTAATATTTCTCATTAACTTAATTACTTTTCTAAATCTTCCTTTATGAGTCAATACTAAATCACCAACTTTAATGTCAATAATCTTTTTCCATCCTTTAGATGTAAATATTGGAATCTGGTGGTCAATAAAACAATTGCAATTCGGATGAAGGGGCGGTCCACCTACCGCTGAATAGTCCATTTTATTTCCTAATGGGTCACTATCACCTTTATTTATAAAATTAGCATTAAGAGGAACTACCTTTCCTTGCATTGAAATACACCGAGGACAAGGATCACCATCAACTTGCCAAATCTTAGCCGACACTATTCCTGAATCTATATATGCTTGTTCAGTTCCATTTTCATTATACCTAGTAGTCTCTGTTCTAGAAATCATTTCTGATCTTGATTTTTTAGCATTACCAAATACTCGATTAACCCTCTTAGTCAGATCCTTAATACCTTCATTATTTCGTAATCCATCATTAAGTTCTTTAGTTAATTTTTCATTTGTAATATCATTAACCCCTTTAGCTAATCTTCTAGTACTAGAGTCAATAAATCCTCTATTCTTGTCTGATATAACATCAAATTCATCATCTATTCCTAAAAATTCATTTGTTCTAGTACCACCTTGTTTAAATATCTCCTCAAAGAGTGGAAACGTAACATCAAACATTATTTTATCCCATTTCTTTTTACTTAATGTAATATCGCCTACTTTAACTTCTTTTTTCTCAATTCCCTTTTGTGCTTTAAGTTCTTTTTTCAAATTCTTAATTACATCTTTTTGTTGTGCTTTAAATATCTCAACAAATGCTTTCTTGACGATAGGAGAAAACTTAATAAATATCTTATTCTTTGCTTCCCAAAATCTAAATCTTTTATCAGCATTCCATGTTTTAGGTTGTTTCTTTTTCATCAAATCCTTAAGTTCTTTTTTAATTAACTTTTTAGCATCTTTTTTGACCTCTTTAAATTTATCTTTAATATTAAAATAATCTCGATTAAGAGCTTTCATCTGATTTAATCTATCTCGTTTTACCTTAGGTTGATTTTTTCCTTTTGTTTTTAGTTTTAAAATTTTAGTGTCTTCATCAATGACCTCACCATCAATAGGTGCTAAATTAAGTGGGTAATATAATACATCACCACCCTCAACTGATACTAAACCTTCTGCATTTCTAACCTCATTAATAGTTAAGTATTGATTTAATCCTGTCTTTATTTTATCTAACTTTAGTTTTTCATCTTCCTGAACTGGACTAACAAAATCTAAAAATTGATTTTCAGTACCCTCAAACATTGGAAGTAAAAATTCATTTAACTGTTGGATTAATCTTTCCATTTTTGGTTGAATTGTATATCTAGCAAAAATAAACTCTGCTGTTTTTGCATTTGCTAAATTAACACCGTCTGTTTGAGCAATAATTGCTTTAGGTACACGAAAAATACCAAGAATTTTATCCCTGGTAAGTTTAGTTTGTTCTGTAAAATCCATATCCTTAGCACTCGTAGAGATTGGTTCAATATCCATATCACCCCATAAAACCATTGTTTGATTTGATTTTTCTACTCCACCGTAAGATTCTTTAAGACTTTTCTTTAACTTATCTCTTTGCTCTTCATTCATTTGATTCAAATCTTTGATCTTAAGTACTAATTCTGGTCTTGCTGAATTTCTAAAAAAGTTAGCATTCCATTTTTCTGAAAATCTTTCAATACTAACTGTTAATTGTGCTTGTTCAAGAGTACCTTTCCCTCTAAATGGATTAGCTGGATTAAGGATCTTTAAAAAAATAACATCTTCTGGTGACAATTCAATAGTCGTTCTAGAGTCAGGTTTATACACATAACCTGCTACTATATTATTTTTATCTGGTATAGGAAAGAATTTGTCTGGTCTTAAAAAGTAAATGTTAATTATTTCACCTTCACTATTACGTTCTAAAAACCAAGGTGCCTCACCTGTAAGTTCAAGATATGATTGAGTTAACCAAAAATGATCGAATTTAGTAGTGAACTCATTAACTCGATTAAGTATATCTAAAACCGGACTGTCATTGATCTCCTCAATCGTTCCATCGTCCTTTTGTTCAAAAAGTTTTATTTGAATAGAACCTACTTCATCAGATATTGCGGTAACACAAGCACCTACCCAACCTTTCAACTCATTTAGTTGAGAAGTCTTGACCAAATCTTGAGAATAGTATCTACCAGTCTCATAAGTTTCAAAACCAGTTGGTATTCGTTGAGGTTTTGGTGCTTGTTTGAATATATTTTTAAAATTGTTTAGTATAGACATAAAAAAAACCTAGATTACGTTTGATTCGTAAATCTAGGTCTTTTTAGAGATCTTAACTCGTAAGTTAAAATATAAAACGCCTGTTAAGCTACTTAATATAATTATAATACATTTCTTGAAAAAAGTAAACACCCCTTTATATAGTCTCTAAATATCTTCTAATATTATGTTCATTTGCACGAAATATCTGTTCAGACGTAAGTAATTGATCACAATTCCTGCACATTATTGTAGTATTATCATATAAAAAAGGTTTATCGGTTTTAAAAATAATACCATTACATTCTGGACAATACCAAATATACATTTTTTTCTTATTATCCTTTATTATATTTTTCTATAATTTCTTTATAAGTTTCT